ATTGAACTTCGACATTTAAACAGTTTGCAAGTTTAAAAGGATTTCTTGTATTAAATTTCTTTATGTAGTATTCAACTAAACGCTTAATATCGTTTGTTCTCAATTTATACACCTACTTTTTATTTTTGTTAGGGTTGTACTTTTCTTTGTTAATCGGTTTCAACCTTCTCATCATCAGCTCGATTTGCCCAAGAAGCAAGTCAATATCTTCTTCTGGAATAGCTTGGCCATCATAAGAAGCAGGACCTTCTTCATTGTTTTTCAACTTATTTCTGATGTTTTCCATATCTTTTGCAATGTCGCGCTCATCTTTCGCCGTGAGTGATGACGGATTATCACCATTAGATGCTCCAGACATTAAATAATCCAACGATACGCTGAAGTAATCAGCGATTTGCTGGAGCTTGTTAACATTTGGTTGACTTGAACCTAATTTGCTTATGTACCCTTTTCCAAAATTAAGTTCGTTTTCCAATTTATTCATTGAAATTCCATGTTCTTTGCACAGATGTTTTACGCGTTCTCTCAGTGTCATATGTAGACTCCTTTCAAAATTCTGAAAAAATCGCAAAATATTTCTTGACATTCTGAAATTATCGCGTATAATGTGATTATAGGGTTCTGAAAAAATCGCAAAAAATTGCGATAATAAGAATGCTGGAATTTATTTTGTAATTTTGCTTGACAACTAGATTATAGAATATTTTCAGAACTTAGTCAATATAAAATTGTGATATTTTCAGAACTCAATCAAAAAGAAAGGAGTGATTGATACGGAAAATAATATTTTCGACAAGGTATCTAAGAGAGCGGCAGAAAAAGGAATTTCTATCAATTTATTAGAAAGTCAGGCTGGCGTTTCTACCGGAAGCATTTATAAGTGGAATACAGTGAGTCCAACAATAAGAAGTCTGTCCAAAGTAGCAAAGGTGCTAGGGTGCACTATTGATGAATTATTAAAGTAGGAGAGAAGCAGTGAACAATTTAACAGTAATTGAAAACGAACTTGTCCCAGTATACGAGACAAGCACAGGAGAAAAAGTAGTATACGGTTCAGAACTGCATGAGGTTCTTGGAGTGAAGAGTAACTATAGAGAGTGGATTAAAAGAAGAGTGTCGGATATCGATGCGGAAGAAGATGTAGATTTTACCACCGTCGAAATTCCGACAGTGTCAGGCGGCGCTCCAAAGAAAGACCATATCATCAAACTTGACACCGCCAAAGAAATGGCAATGCTTGAGCGGAACGAAAAAGGAAAGCAAGTACGCAGATATTTCATTCGTGTAGAAAAGAAATACAAAGCGGCATCTCTTGCCACACAAGAACTCTCACCGCAGTTACAGGTCATGATTAACTTGGAAATTGAGCAGAAGCGTCAGGCAGAGAAGCTTGAGCACGTGGAAGAACGGATCGAAAGCATCCGTGAGGTTGTTGCAATCGATACAACATCATGGAGAGAAGATACCGGAAGAATCTTGAGAAAAATCGGTATGGAGTGCGGAGACAGCAAGTCTTATCAAGATGTAAGAGCGGAATCCTATCAGCTGTTGGAAAAACGCATGGGAGTGAATGTAAAACAGAGACTCACGAACAAGCGTAGGAGAATGGCAGATGAGGGTGTTTGCAAATCTAGAAGAGACAAATTGAATTATCTTGATGTGATTGCTGATGATAAGAAACTGATTGAGGGATATACGGCTATTGTAAAAGAACTGGCTATTAAGTATGGAGTTGCATAGAAAAAAAGGAGGAAGAAGAGAATGTGTTGGAGTGGCAGTCCGGGGACACCGGGAGTGGATTCCGTTCAAGAAGCAGAAAAACGTACAGGAAAGATGTTTAATGCTCAATCGCAGAGGATGGATCGAATTGAGTTTAATTCGTTAAAAACAGAAGTAGAAGAACTTAAAACAGAAGTAGAGAGCTTAAAATGCAAGACCCTCTGCCTGCTTGTAACATTTGTTGTCTTTGTGATTTTTGCTTCATTTTCAGTTGTGAATATATCAAGACAGTACTCAACTATTCATGACTATTACATGGATTCTCGGAGTACTGATCAGGAGATAAGTCAATCTCTGAAAGAACTGATTCCGAAGATAGAAGTACTTCAGTCAGAATTTAAATAAGGAGGAAAAAGACAATGTTTAGCAACGTAAAAATCGACAATGGATTATTTTTAGACGGAAAGAAGCTCAACTGCGTGAAATCATACAGATTAGAGGAGAAAGAGGGAGATTGCGTCGCTGATCTTACAGTAAATATGGATGTCCAGGTTTTTGGCGGCATCATTAAGACACCAGGTATTGTAGCCGGCAGTATTAAAGCTGAAAAACTGTCTGGATTGAGATTGTCAGACTTGGCAAATTTAATTGCCGACGATGTACTCGTGAAAGTTGTATATCAAAAAGAAATGGGTACGGCAGTAAATATATATGAACCTGGAAGCATTTCCGGAGAAGACCCAAAATTTTTGGAAAAACCTGTGAAAACAATAAGAACCCTTATTGACACGCTGGTTATAGAATTGGAGGACTGACATGGAGATTGTAATAGCAAGCATTATCTGCTCAATCATAACATCAATCGTTACAAGTCTTGTGGTGACACGGGAGTCTATGAGCATTATCCAAAAAGCTGTTGATCATTTACTTGATGTCAACATGGACTTTGTCACCGATGTGACGGACATGATAATTGATAGGTTTGGAACGAAGCGTAAATAGGATTGAATGGACAACATATCTCGGACAATCCATCCGTCATACATATTAGAGAGGTGGTGCAAGTGACTATAAAAAACATCGTAGTAATTAACGGCAAAGAGGTTGAAATCAGAGATCTTCCGGACGCTGAACTGTTTGCAGAAAAGCTAAACCGGAAAGCTCTGACAGAAAGAAACTATGAGGAAGATAGGTGATGACATGAAACCAGATATGGAAAAAATCATACAAGTGTTGATATCTCTGATCGAAGAACAGGAACACGTAAAAATTGATTACACACTCGAAAAGAGGACAGAAGAGAAAACCGCTTAGGCGGTAGAAGGGAGGACAAGCCGTGAAAGTGAAAGGAACTTACCATTGCCAGACTACTCAACAGCCCAATGTATTAAACAGTTGGGATATCCGGTCAGTCTCCGTAGATCTGCCAGAAGAAAAGGACAAGCCCTACTGGCATAAGGTTGCAACAGCTGTGATCGGGTTTGTACTGGCGGTGATCGGGTGGTGGTTGGTGTTTGGGTATTAAAAATGAGTGCTGTCACAGGGCGGCAACCCTCGAGCACTCAAGAAATTAAATCAGTTAAAGTATAGAGAAAATTTGAGGAAAAGTCAAATGATTACAAAAACAATACTTAGAAACCATGAAGAATGGCTTAAAAATAGAAAAAATGGAATCGGCGGTTCTGAAATTGCCGCTGTAATCGGGAAGAATCCATACATGACAAATGTAGAGTTGTGGGAGTTAAAAACAGGGAGAAAAGAAGCGAAAGACATTTCAAATCTTCCCTATATTAAATACGGTACACATGCAGAGCCATTATTAAGAGAACTCTTTCGGCTGGACTTCCCAGAATACCAAGTGAGATATGAGGAAAACAACAGTTTTCGAAATGATAAATATCCCTGGGCGCAGGCTTCAGTAGATGGTTGGCTTTTTGATGGAGATGGGAGACTCGGAATCTGGGAATGCAAGACAACGAACATTCTGAATAGCGCAATGCGAAAAAAATGGGATGAGAGAATCCCGGACAATTATTATTGTCAATGCTTGCTATATATGGCAGTTCTGGAGGCGGATTTTTGTGAAGTAAAAGCGCAGTTAAAAAGTGAATATGATGGCAAGGTATCTTTTCTAACAAAACATTACCATTTCGAGAGAGAAGAAAAAGATGTGAAAGAAGATATGGAATACCTGATGAAAGAAGGAAAACGATTCTGGGGATACGTGGAGCGAGATGAATGCCCGCCGCTTATCCTTCCGGATGTAATAAGAAGATAGTCCAGCGGTGTGATGTCAAGAGATAGATAATAAAAAAATCATATATTTTTGTATAAATCTCATGAAGACAAAAAACACCCACCTAAGCCCTGTCGACCAAATAAAAAAATGAGCAGGGCATAGCTCATCAGCAAGCAGATGGAATCTACTTTGCTGGAACATATAGGCGATTGTCTTTCAGCAGTCGAAAGACTAAACGCACAAATTTACGGGCAGTTAATGCGAGTGCACGTTTGTGTTGGCATCTGTTCACCTCTTTATATTTGAGGTGGTAGAAGTCGCTGTATTCTTTGTCGCATCTTACAAGAGAAAATGCAGCTTCATACAGATAATACTTTAAAAATCGGTTGCCGGAAGGAATGAGCCTTGTAACTTCGGCTTCAAAACTACCTGACTGGTGTTGCTTCCAGGCAAGACCTGCATATTTAGCAAGTGCAGCCTGATTATCAAAACGATTGATATCACCAATTTCAGCCATGATTCCGGCTGAATATACAGGTCCAATACCTGGAATGGATATCAATACATTTGGCAAGAGTTCCATCTGGGCTTTGATAGCTTTATCGAACTCTTTGATCTGAGATTCCAATGCCTTCATGGAGGTTATGGATATAGAAAGCACCTGATTGACAGAATCATTCACCGTTTTGGGCAAACGGTAGGAACTGCGGGCAGCTTTCTGGATGGCTTTGGCTACTGCATCCGGATCAGGAAAACGATTTTTTCCTTTTTCAATGATGAAGTCAGTAAGCTCATGTAAGTCCATATTTGCCAGTGCTTCTGCGGAATCAAATTCATCGTAGACAGCAAGGGCAGTAGTGCTGAAGGTATCGCTGAATACCTTCTCCTGTGTCATCGTAGAATACTTCTTGAACAGCACATTCATGAATCGCTGCTTTTCTTTGATAAGATTCTGAACAGCGAAGAAACGTGCCCGTGTGAGGTTCTGGAGTGCTTTGTAGCGATAGTCTCCCAGATATACCTCTTTGTTGATTCTACCGAAACGCAGGCAGTCAGCAATAACAAAAGAGTCCACATAATCATTCTTTGGCAAGTCATTGTAAGCATCATGAAACTTTTTCACTTGCTTAGGATTGAGGACATGAATCTTTCTGTTAAACGGTGCCAGAGTGGCATCTTCCCTTAAGAAGTACACGAGATTGTCTCCATAAACAGAGGTTGCTTCAAGACCGATCAGAACCGTGTCAAGGGAATGTGAAGTTAAAGCAGAAAGAATTCTTTTTACCAACTGGGTAGAACCTTCATGAGAATTAGCAACAGAAAAGTTACTGTGCTTATCCCCATTCGGGAGCATTAAGTAAACGACATTGGATTTGCTGCTTACATCAATACCGACGTAAAGAGTGTTCATTGTGATCACCTTCTTTCGTTGTAGAATAAAGTGTTCAATCGGCTTGGTAAAACCCATGATCATGGAGCATCGACACCCTCGCATATAAGAATCCAGCTTAAGATGGACAGATGCGAAACCATACTGCTAAATGGTCGTCCATGTACTTAAGCAAACAGCCAGCCGGTTTGAAGCTAACGTCCATGTCAGGGGAACAGACTATCTATGAAGCAACCATTACTGGTTCAACAAGGAGAAAAAGAACTATTACCTGATTGACACTGGGACAATTATATCATGGGCTTTGCTAAGCCTATTGAACAGATATTTATTAAGTTATCGAGGTACATTTATGTATCTAAAAGATATTATACGAAGGAGAGAAAAACATGGAATTAAGAGTCAATGAAGTGAAAATGCCGGAGAAAATTACATTTAATTATGAAGAATTAAGGTCAGAAATACAGAAAATAGTAGAAGACCACAGTAATTTAGTGTACACCGGAGAGCAAATTAAGGATGCTAAATCAGATAAAGCAAGCTTAAATAAGCTGAAAAAAGCCTTAAATGACGAAAGAATAAGACTGGAAAAGGCTTATTTAGAGCCATTTAACGAATTTAAGACTCAAATTAACGCCTTAATTAAGCTTATTAACGATCCTATTAACCTTATTGATAAGCAAATTAAGGAATTTGAAGAGTACGAGAAGCAGGAAAAACGGAAGCAAATCGAGGAACTCTGGAACAGTAAATCAACACCGTTCGAAATTTCTTTGGAATGTATTTTTGACAGTAGATGGTTAAATAAGACAACATCCATGAGGTCCATCGAAGATGTTATGAATGCCTTTATCACAAGCGTGGAGAAAGATGTGGATACACTTTCAAAATTACCGGAATTTGGCTTTGAAGCATTAGAAGTCTATAAATCCACTCTGGATATCAACAGGGCGTTAAGTGAAGGGCAGCGACTTGCAGAAATCCAGAAGAAAAAAGCAGAACATGAAGCAGAGCAGGCAAGATTGAAAGCGGAGAAGGAAGCAAAAAATGAGGCAGAGTTCCAGAAGAAAGAAGAGGATCTTCCTGGACAGATTGGATTTACAGACGCAAAATCTTTTGAAGAATGCATGAATCCACCGGAAACAGAGATGGCAAAGTGCGTGACAGGGATTGAAAAGGAAGTATTTGAGGAGTGCGTAGCTAGGGAGCGCCAGTGGGTATCATTTCAGGCAAATTTAACAACAGAGGACGCTTTGGCATTAAAAGCATTTTTCAATAGCAGAAACATTGAATTCAAAGCAATTTAAGAAAGAGAGGAAAAGAAAATGGCAGTAGGAAATAGTTTAACAGCAAGAAAAAACACAGGAATCTCATCATATTTGACACAGGAAGCAGTTAAAAACCAGATTAACAATGTGATTGGCGGGAAGAACGGTCAGAGATTTATTTCCGCAATTGTATCGGCTGTAAATAACAATGCAGCATTACAGGAATGCACAAATCAATCGATCCTTTCCGGTGCGCTGCTGGGTGAGTCGCTGAACCTTTCACCGTCTCCGCAGTTGGGACAGTATTACCTTGTGCCATTTAATGACAGAAACAAAGGGAAGGTGGCACAGTTCCAGCTTGGATATAAAGGGTATATCCAGCTCGCAATTCGTTCCGGGCAGTACAAAAAACTGAACGTACTGGCGATTAAAGAGGGCGAGCTTGTCAGGTTTGATCCTCTGAACGAAGAGATTGAGGTGCATCTGATCGAGGATGAAGAAGCAAGGGAACAGGCTGAAACAATCGGATATTATGCAATGTTTGAGTATACAAATGGGTTTAAAAAGGCGATCTATTGGAGCAAAAAGAAAATGGAAGCCCATGCATTAAAGTATTCCAAAGGATATCAGGCGAAAAAGGGATACACGTTCTGGGAAAAGGATTTTGACGGAATGGCATATAAAACTATGCTGCGCCAGTTGATATCTAAATGGGGAATCATGTCTATCGATATGATGTCGGCAATGGATGCAGATATGGCAGTGATAAACGATGACGGAACAAAAACATACGTCGATAACGATAGCGATGCGGAGATTATTGACATGGAACAGTCGCAGGAAGAAAAAACTGAATCTTCCGAAAGAGGACAGAGTGCAGCAGCGGCATTGTTTGGAAATTAAGAGGTGAATTGATATGAATAAAATTATTTTATGCGGAAGACTGTCAGCGGATGTGGAAATGAGATACACAAATGACGGGAAAGCAGTGGTAAGTTTTAATTTTGCCGTAAACCGCAGATTTAAGAGAGACGGAGATCCAGAAGCTGACTTTTTCCGGTGTGTAGCATTTGGAAAGATTGCGGAAACATTCGAAAAGTGCAATGTTGGAAAGGGAACGAAACTCTTAATTGATGGAGAAATGAGGAACAACAACTACGAGAAAGACGGCATAAAGCACTATGGTATGCAAATGATCGTAAATAGTTTTGAATTCTGCGAAAGTAGGGGTACTGCGCAACCATCTCCGCAGTATGAAATCCCAGGGTCTGATGGATTCCGGAATATTCCGGATGGTATTGATGAGAACCTCCCGTTTATTTAGGATGGCACATGAAGAAAACGAGAGAATGCATACATTGCGAGAGATTTTGGGAGTGCAAAGGCAAGGAAAAGGATGAGCCTTGCCTGCACTACAAAGAAAGGAAATGGAATGGCAGTAAATAGTAAAAAGAAAGGCGCAAGATTTGAACGGGAATTAGCTGGTATCTTCCGCGATTATGGATATAAAGAAGCGCGCAGAACAGCGCAATACTGCGGAAATACAGGCGATGCTTCAGACGTGGTTGGTCTTCCTTTAATTCATGTGGAAGCGAAACATCAAGAGCAGATGCGACTTTATGACTGGATGGATCAAGCAAAGAGAGATGCCGCAGCGAATAGAACAGGAAAGCTTCCTGCTGTATTCCATAAGAAAAACAATCATAAAATCCTTGTTACGATGGAGCTGGATGATTGGATGCAAATATACCGCGAATACCAGTCTGGAATGCAGATAGATACAGAAAGGCTGTGATTTAATGTCAAAACGATACTACTGGCTTAAGCTACAGAAAGATTTTTTTATACAGCCCAAAATTAAAAAGTTACGGAAAATTGCTGGCGGCGATACTTATACCATTATCTATTTAAAAATGCAACTGCTGAGTTTAAGCAATGGTGGAAAGCTGTTTTTTGATGGAATTGAAGAGAGTTTTTCAGAAGAAATTGCTCTGACAATAGATGAGGATCCAGACAATGTAAAAGTAACTGTACAATACCTGCTATCTCAAGGGCTTATTGAGCCCTGTTCCGAAACAGAATTTTTAATGACGGAAACACAGTCTTTAATCTGCTCGGAATCGGAATCAGCGGAGCGTGTCAGGGCATCAAGAAAAAATAAGGCGTTACAATGTAACACGAATGTAACGGAGTGTAACAACAATGTGCAGAAGTGTAACACAGATATAGAGATAGAGTTAGAGAATAGAGATAGAGTAAGAGATAAGACTGATAGCAAAATAAGCTATCAGCTGATCGCCGACACATTTAATGATATTTGTAAGAGTTTCGATAGAGTTGAGCGGATTTCCGATAGTAGGAAGGAAGATATTGCTACAGCCTGCAAGAAATTTGGTTTTGAACAGATCAGAACCGCATTTGCAAAAGCAGAGAACAGTAAATTCCTGAAAGGCGAAGAAAGCAAAGGGGATTACAAATTCAAGGCGAATTTTAACTGGATTATCAAAGAAGAGAATTTAAAAAAGATTCTAGGAGGAAATTTTGATAATGAGCCGGGAAGAACAGAGAAGCAATCAAAACCGCCAGTAAGCAGAAACCTAAACAACTTTGAGCGCAGAGGATACGACATGGACTCTCTGGAAGAGCAACTACTGAACTCGAATTAAGGAGGAAGAAAATGAAAGAAGAATTATTAAAAATGGCACAGGAGTGTCTCTCTGAGGAAGAAGTAAAGGAAATACTCAGAAATAAATTCAAGGAATCGATAGAATCGGCAATAGAATCAGCGTTTAGATGGGGAAAAGTAGAAAGTGCACTGAAGAAAAAAATAGACGAAGTTATGGTGCCGTACATAGAGAAGTATGATTTTTCGGAATACCTTCCAAAGTTGGATACGGTGCTTACAGAAATCGTAAATTCCGATGCTTGCATTGAGAATAAAAAGATTCTAGAAAATTTTAAGGAATTATCAATCAAGCAGGAAGAAAAAGAAATGGAAGTCACGGATCTGTTTGATGCATGGATTGCAATGTGCGAAAAGAAGATCAGTACAACTGGTCTGGAAGTGGAGTTTGACGATGGACCACACTACGAATCGGTCAGTTGCGAGATGCTAATAGAAGAGTGTGAAAGATCTACTTGGAGCTCCCTGCATAGGGCGGTAATCATTTTCGAAAACGAACACGATGAAGAGTTGAATATGGAAATTCCGATATCGAAATGGGATTTTGAGAAAGAGTATACACTTGACAGTTTGGGATGTGTAGACATTAAGTCGTTGAGATACCTTGGGGAATTTGACATGCTGTTGCTGAGATTACAAAGAGCGGGAACGAAAATCATCATAAACGAAATGGAAGCAGGTGGAGAAATATGTCCAGAGGAAGAGCCGGAAGTAAGTTTCAGTTAGGAGGCAAACATGAACAGAAAAAGATACGGTTTTAGAGTCTATAGGAAACAGCCTACCGGATTGAGACACGGAAATATGGATGCGTTTACGCGCGGCAGCACAAAGCGGAAGAGAAAGAATAGGGTGAGAGGGAAATGAGTAGACCAGGACACTTTCTGGATCCCTACAAGTTCCAGATCGAAGAGATGGTAAAACTCGGATGCACGGATGAGCATATCTGCAGAGTACTTGAGGATATTACTGGAAAAGAAGTGAAAAAGAGGGTAATAGCAAACAAGAGGATGTGGTTAAGAAAAATGGAAAATAAAAGAAAACAATACGAACCGTACAAGGGAGAAATTAAGTGCATGATCGAATACGGACTTACGATCCAGAACATCTATGCAGCAATAAGCGAAGAGAGCGGAATCGATGCAAGTATTGAAACGTTCAAAAACTTTTTAAAAGACAATGATATGCTGCCTGAGTCGAAGAAGCAGGAAACTTCGGTCAAGGATATCTTTGGCAACATTGCAAATTACATGGAGTTTCACGAGGGTTGGGTGAGGACCAGTTGCCGGCTCAACAGGGCGATGTCGAATCCAAACCGGATATTAATGCGGAGGTATTTGCAGTAGGTTATAAAAAATAAGCGAAAATAGAAAGGAGCCAGCCTCCGGCCGGGGCAAGGGTATACCGGGCTTCTGAGAAAATGGATAAAGAGAAAAAAGCAATCGAAAGAATTAAAATGGCAAGTGAAATGAGTCTACATCACTATGGTAGACCGCTTGTTTGTACGTATAGCGGAGGAAAGGATAGTGATGTGATGTTAGAGATTTTTAAGAAATCCGGAATCCCGTTTGAAGTGCATAACAGCCATACAACGGCAGATGCGCCACAGACAGTTCGGCATATCCGGAAGGTATTTCG